ACGTACGTGTAGGGGGTTATCACGACATCGAGGTCTGACGCAGGCGCAGCGCTGGCTGTTATGTAAATAGCGACGTCTTCCCATTGCCAGCCGATAGATACCGCCTGCGATGGGCGTTCCGGTTCTTGGACAACCGTTTCCGGCAACTGCACGGCCTTGACCTCGCAGGCTTTATTCGCTGTCGACTGGATGCTGACGATGCCGTAGAATTTCCCATATTGGCGCAGGTAGAACGGGATTGAATAGTCCAGCGATTTCAAATCGTATTCGTCCAACATGATCTGCTCCGTAATGGTTATTGCGCTGTTGAGCAGACGCGATAGGGTGGAATAGTATTTCGATAGCAAGGTCGTGAAATCGAGGTCGTCGAATGCAAGCATAGCCAGCCCGGAACCGTCGCTGATAAGGCGCATAATCCGGTCTTTGACTTGTACGGTGTCGACGGCTGTTCCGTCATCGTTCAGTTCGTAGTGCCGTATCGTCGAGCCGTCCGATGGAGCGAAAGGCAATGTTATAACGGTCTTTTCGGCGTCTAAAATCTCGCTGTCGATTTTCAGATTGCCGTCGGCATTCGTGAAAACCGTATCGTCTTCTTTGTACTTGAAATAGTTGTTGCGGCAGTAGTCGTTGATTTTGTATTCCGTGGTCTTCGGCTCGTCGTCATTGCTTCGGACGAATTTATCCGACCAATCGCACGCCTGCGCTTTGTTCTCCTGTAAGGTGTCGAGCGATACGAATTTCAGATTATTGACGTTTGTGGGGTCGGGTACGGCAAAGATGCCGAACATTCCGCAGATCGCCTTGATGAAGTCGATTTGCGAGATTTCGGGCAGGTTTTGAGGTATCGGAAATAAACTCGGATAGATGATATTTTCGAAGTCTTCCGTAATCGTAAGTTTGGTATTTCCCAATCTCGAACCGGAAATTACCGATGTCCCGTTATGTGGAAACAGGCGCAGGTAGTCATATTCTCCCCACGTGATTTCCTCTTCAATGTCGGCGAAATAATACGTTTTTTGATACGCATACGTTCCTGTTGACGACGATACCGACGATGACCCGATACTGACGGCTATTTGCGTCGTTGTTTCGTCGCGGTCGCTGTATCGTGTCGCTCGGATATATACGCGGCTGGGGAATCCGTTGGAGCTATTGGAATATAGAACCATTCCCAACTGTGCCCCCGATCGGTTTACAATGGATATAATCACCTTTGTTGCGTTGTCGACCTTACGGATTTTGGTATTATCATCCGGGTCGAAAACACCGTGTCTATCTGTCCCGTTATTGCCCGCGATAGAATATCCCCAAAAGCCGTTGCTGTACGTTATGAATGGATATATAGATACCGTGGCCTCCGCCTCATTGCTTGCGTCTGATGCGTTTCGACTCAAGCATGGAATCGCTATCGCTCGCAATGCGCTGGCGTACTTGCTCGGCATTTCGAACGTGAATCCGGCCTGCTTGGTTATCTTGTCGAGAATCCACCACGTGGTAGCGCTGGGGTGGAAATTGGCAAGACTGGCATTCGACACGCCGCAGTCGTATTTCGCAAATCCGTATCCGGTGGATTTCATTTGCGACAGGGTCGTCGCTGTGGTATTTGCATTCCACGTCAGCGCTTCGGTTCCGGTCAACTCGTTCAACTTGGCCGCTTTGTCGACCCACGTTTGAAAGTTTGCCATCACGCCCCAATAAAGCGCGATTTCGTAGGTTTCAGACGAAGATAGCAGCACGGCATATCCGACACGGACGACCTCGATTCCATTCCGAACAAGGCGGGCCGAATATCGGTTGTATCGCTTATCGGATACATAGGCGGGCGCCCCCGGATTGTCAAATATCTTTCGGTTGCGTGTTGTCTTCGGGCATTGAATCGTCTGCGAATTCGACGACGTAATTTTCGATATGTCGCCGAGCAGGTTAGACTTGTAGTTGAGGGTCGTCGCCGCATCCGGTTTAAGGTCGACGGCCTCGCCGTTGATATATAATTCCTCCGTCATGGTTACAGCATTTGTGCGCTCTGCGCAGGTTCCTCGATTGAGAAAATAAAATCTTGGTAATGCTTCGTCGTCTTCTCGTAGCTGCCAGCAACGATATTGACGCGGTGCCACAGCGGCGCGTCGTTGGCGTCGTATCCGTCGAAAACATCCACGACGACCGACTGCGCGAGTGTGAGCAGGAAATCATACGTTTCGGAATCGACCAACTTTGCTCCCAGCGAACGGGTCTTTTTCCGGGATAGGCTTTGCCGGACTGACGTTTCGATATTCACGCCGTCTATGTAAGCGGTCGGGACGTTCATATCGTTACGCTCCCATGTCGAGGATGTCGAAACGGTCGACGCGCTGCCGATCTCCTTGAACAGGTAGTAACAATAGCGCCCCTGTTGGTCTATCCAGCGCAGATAGACACCGTTTGCGCTCCGGTCTATGTCGAGTGTATAGCCAACCATGCCGACAGCCTCCTCGTCGTTTTTCAGCACGAGGCTATGCGGTACGGCGATATGCACCGAACGGGCGACGGTCGAGGGGTCGATCACTCTTGCCGGATTCAGCAGGTAGCGGTGGTATGGGGTCGCACCTTCCGCGTCCTCGTTGTGGTTGTAAAACATGATGTCGGACTGTTTACCGTCGATCAGCACGTCGAACGATGTTCCGTTCTTGGCGAAGACATCAACCGTAAACGGATAGCGGACGAACCATTTGCGACGCATGATGCCGCCGGATGATTCGCGGGCGGATATTGTGCCCCAAATAGCGTCTATCCCAAACGTGCCGAGATAGAATTGACTGCCGTTGCGATACCAGTATATCGTAGCGTAGATATTCTTTTTCAGCGGGGAATCGACGAACGCCTTGCTGTAATCAATCACTCCCTGCGCAACGTTATTGAACAACAGTTGCAGATACCGCCGTACATCGAAATATGCGGCCCCATTGAACGGCTCGCGCTCTTCGCTGTACGATTGCTGCGCTTGGCGGTCGGTTAAGACCATTTCTAATTTGTCATACGTTGTGGGAATTTTCGTGATTTTGAAAATCGCCGGGACGAATGCGAAATGCGTTGCATTGGGATATTCGACTACTGTTCCCGTGCTGCTGTGTGTAAATGTTCTGCTCATGGTCTATTGTCTTAAAATTGATTCGACGATCTGTGCATCGAAAAGCCCCGCCAGCCTATCGGCGATGCGGTCGGATAGGGCCGCTATTTCGGGCGTGAAGATGTCTTCGCGGCCGCCGTTACGGAATAGGGCCGACCCCTCCGTCATTATTTTGGTCGCTGCTCCCCACGCTGAAATATCTACACCCTTTGCTGCGGCCCAGTCCGCGATGATGTCGATAAACCATTTCGGGGCGGACGGATAGACCGACCCGTCGCGGCGTCGGCGAAAATGCTGTGACAGCCACGGTTGCGTGCCGGTTTCGAGTGCTGCAAAATATGGGCGGGCGTCCATCGTTCCCGTGGTTACGCCGCCATTGGTCGTTACGGCTATTGTGATGCTGTCGGCGGTTGTGCCCGTCGTCCGTTGTCCCGCGGCGACGTGGTGCTCGATAATTTTCTGCCGTGCCCGGTCGAGTTCTTCGGCGACGATTCGGTCGGCTTCGAGTTCTATTCTTTGTACGTCCATAGCTACAAGCCGTAATCGAAGCAGACGCCCGCCTGTTCTTGGAGTGTCAGCGACAGCGTTACGATACATAGGTTTGCGTCCATCTTGTCGAACGCGACGCGGTAATTGATTTGCCCGGCGACCGGAACGAAAAAGCCGCTTTCGTTTACGGCGACGATGAATCGCACGGCAAGACCTTTCAGCCGCTCGGCGATCTCCTGCGCCTCGGCTCCTTTGTAGTCGAGCGGCATAGCGTCGGCAAAGGAGATAAGGCAGGACGGAGCGTCGCGCACGAAGCCCTGCGACGTGAAATTCAGAAAACCCGCCACGGGTTGCACGTAGAGGCAGGCGGGCAGCGTGAGGCCGTCGGGGTGCGTAACCTCGCGGCGATCTCCTTGACGCCGGAATCGGTCGAACGCTTGATTGGCGCGGAACCACGATTCGCACAGATAGGTAAGGCCCATCGCCTCGGCGATCTCCTTGACTTTGTTTTCGACTGTCGGTTTTTCCATAGGTCTATTTGTTTTTGTTGGCCATTATTTCGCGCAGTCGCCGTTCAAAGGCGATCCGCTCGTTGTCGATTCGCATACACTCGCAGACGCGCACCCATGCCACCTTTGCGGCGTCGTCTTGGTCTTGGTAGCCCTGTCGGTGGGCGTACCAGTCGATGATGCCGAACGGCCCGAAATCAAGGTCGTTTATTCCGGCTTTGATCTCTTCGGGCGTCGGCTGGTTGCTTGTGCTTGCGAACAACGCTGCGATGCGCTCCAATTCTCGCCCGACCCAAAAGACGAAACCGAGCATTTTGTCTGCCCGTTCGTTGTAGCAGCGCCGGGGATGTACTTTCAGAATGACGGACGCGATTTGCTCTATAAGAGCGTGCACCCCGTCTGCCTGCAAGCTGAACAGGTCGCCGATAGTTAGATCGTTGAGGTTTAGAGGCGTGCGCACGCCGCATACTTTGTTTGGCTTCGGCAGGGTTTGCAATGCTGTACGCGATTCGGGCGTCAGCACTCGTTCGATAGCGAGCACCTGCCGGGTCGTCCGTTTCTTGATTGTTATTTTCATCAGTTTTCCTGTTTAATCCACTTTTGCCGCCGGGGCGGTAGTTTATTCGTCTTTCAAATTTTACCAGCAGAAACAGCCCGAAAACAGCTTTTCACGAAAGCCGCCCGACGCGGGCGCGCATACCTTTCGGCTGCGGGACGATTTCGTAGTACATGCGCATCATCAGCGGGTCGAAATAGTCGGGCGACCGACCGAGTACGGCTTTCATCTCTCGTTTGTCGATGATCCGTTTCTTGCTCGTGTCGGCGTCGACGTCGCGGGCGACAAGGCAGGCTTCCAGCTCTTCGGCAATGGTCGATTGCAGTTCTTCCGGGCAGTCGATGCAGAGCAGCCCCGCATTGATAACCTCCGCCAGTTTGAACGCGCATTGCGATTTGAGGTTGAAATACGTGTTATCTGGCGCGGGCGCTCCTCCGTGGAACGTCTTGATGCCCTCCAAATACGAATCGAGGTACTGCCCCAGTCCGTCAGAATCGGCGATGATGTTGGAGCGCCGGACGCCGTGCCGCCTCGATTCGTCGCGCAGGTCGGTTTCGATCTCCTTGCCCGTGCTGTATGGTTTGTCGATAGCGAGTTTAGCGGCCATTCCCGTCCAGTTGAACGCGACGAAGCGGTCACGGCCTTTCATGGCAAGGTCGGCACTGATACGCCGCACGCCGTCGCCCGTCTGCCGCTCGTTCGTGAAGCAGTCGAGGATGGCGTCGTAGTCGGCGAGTTGGTTTGCGTTGCTCTCGTATTCCCATTTGCCGAGCAGTAGACGTAGCCGAATCGACTTGACGCCGATTGATTCGAGCGTTCGAATGTAATCGGGCGTGATAAACGGGTTGTCGTAGACCAACGCCTGAACGAATGCGCAGTCTTTCGGTAACGTTCCGTCGATATGCGGTTTGTAGAAATGCTTATACAGCCAATTCTTTTTCGGATTGCAGGTTATGAGCATCTTCGCTTCCAGTCCGTATTCCTCGTTGAGATGCCGCCCGATTCGGGATTTCAGCACCTCGTAGGCCATATAATGAACCTCTCCGGCCTCCTCTATCCAACCACCTGTAAACTCTTTCGACCCCAGCCGCTCGAACATCGGGTCTTTCTGCGGATAGAATGTCAAGTCGAGCAGTACGATTTCCGACCCGTTCGTAAACTTGATGCCGTCGTCCGTTATCCGGTAGTCTGTGAATCCGTAGGAATCGGCGACCTTGCCGAACGTGACCAGCACGGATTCGCGGCTATCCTTGATGTTGTTTCGGCCGACGAACCAGCGCGTTTTCGGGAACGCCCAGCAGCAACGCATAAGCCAGTCGCACCCCAACCACGATTTGCCGCCGCCTGCTGCGCCGCCATAGACGACGTATCGGATTCGCGGGTCGGCCAAGTGGCGGTAGGCAAGCAACTGTTTGTAGTTGACGCGCTGCTGTTCTTCGCGCTGTTGTAGTCCGTCGGTAAACATGTGTTATTCGTCTTCTTCCGATAGTTTCCGTTCGCGCTCCTCGTCGATACGGCGGACGATTTCGTCGATGCCCGGCACGACGGGCAGCACCGACGAAAACCCCTTGAATTCCTTTCCGCCCGATGTGATGTCGACCTGTACCTTGTCGAGGCCGAGCAGTTTGTCGCGGCGTTCCTCCCATTTGCGGATTTCGGCGAGGATTCGCACGTCGCCGACGGGTTCCTCCGTGACACTCGACGTTTCCGATTCGAGCGGAACGGGGGCGTCGAGAGGCTTGCCGACGACAGGATTTCCGAACGTGTTTATATCGACGAGTGTCGTGCGAACCTTTGCCCGCTTGACAACTCGTTTCTGCTTGCTGGCTTCGTACAGCCGCCACAGTTCCGCGATGGCGCGGTCGCACTCCATCAGCGCCTCGTCGCACGCCTGCTGTGTGTTGCTCGCGGCTTCGGCTCGCCATTCGCTGACGAGCAAATCCCAATCGGTCTTGATCGTCTTCGGCGTTACCGAATACCCTAACTGCCGTTCGACCTCTGCGGCGATCTGACGAAACGGCATCCGCCGTTCGAGGCGCAGATGCGACACGAGCGGCAGACGGGCATTCCGGCGGTCTTTCGCCGATTTGTTGTTGCTTGGGTGTGATGCCATTGGTCGTTACTTTTTAACCGATTCGCGCAGTATCTTCGGCACGGCGTACCGCCATTTGATGTGATGATGCAGCCGCCGATGGGCGGTTCCCATTGCCGAAACAACCACGCATGACGGGCAATACATGACCGTGTAGAAACTCTTTACATACGTGCCCGCGTCCAAGTACAATTCCGTCATGCCGCCGCTGTTGCTCTGCGTTTCGAGTTGGTCGAGGCCGATTTGTAGGATGGACAGAAATACCCCCCCCCGCGACCCCAGCAGGACGTAGGTATTGACGTCTTCGTTGATACGGCCGACGAATTGAAACGGTCGGTCGACGGAGCAGATAAACGAATTCATGGCCTTGCGCATCGGCTGTATTCCGTCGTTGAATCTCGTCGCCTTTTCGCCGCCGATATAATCGCCGCCTTGTCCGATTGCAAGGGTCAGCATTGGGGCGGAATTGAAATAGTCGAGCAGCATGTCGAATACCGCGTCGAGGTCTTGGACGTCTGCGCCGTGCCAGCGTAGCTGGTCGTCGAACCGGAATTTGAAATACGTGTAGTCGTCGTCCAGTTCGATGAAATGTGTCGCCCCGATCTGCTGGGCCAGCTCGAAACAGGCGTTGCGGGCGTAGATGATTGCCCGGCGGTCGCCGAAATTGTCGCCCTCGTCGAATGTCTTTGCGATCTCCGATTTGGAAAAGACGAGCACGTCGCCGAAACGTTTGCGATATTCCGGCAGCGTCTTGTCTTCGTCGTCGCAGACGATGTATATTTTCCCCGTGTACCCGTGTTTGCGCAGTTTCTCGTAGGTCAACACCCGGTCGGGGCGTCCGTGCGTCAGAATGAACGCGACGAACCCGTTATGCCTCATTGCCATACTCCCGTGTGTATTCGTTTCGTATTTCGTCCGACAATCGGATGTAGCCCTTTTCGATGGCTTTGCCGAAGTCGATAATGACCAGCGCCGAATCTTCCATAAGCTCCTGCATTTCTTTCGAGGCGTGTGCGTAGTAGTCGGCAATCTTGGCGTAGTCGAACACCGTATGCCGTGCGGCAGCCTGCCGCAGGAACTCTTTTTCGTCGGGCGATACGTTCGACGCCTCGATCTTTGCCAGCAGTTCGTCGGTTCGGCCGCTGTCGGTCAGCGTCGATAAGTCCGGTTTTTCGTTCTTCGGCTCGTAGACGGGCGACGTGATTTTGTGCGTGTAGTGCTCGTCGGCTTCCCCGTCGCCGCCACAGCGTCGCCCCGTTATATCGTTAGGGTCGATGCCATTTGCCGCGGCCAACGCCTCGATGGCCGATTTCGGGAGTAGGTCGATGTCGAAACCATCGTCGATGATCGCCGCGATGTCGTACTCGTTCGCCAACATGTCAATATCGAACGTGCCGAACGATAGGTTGTCTTTGATGATGAACTGCTGCTGCTCGTCTTCGTCGAGTTCCGAGGCGTAAAGCGTCGGCACGGTCGGGTGCATCTGCCATTCGCGCCAGTAGTTCAGCAGCGCGGATTGTTTCGCCTCGTCGAAATGCCGGAACCGATACGACGCCCGCAAGATTTCTGCGAGGTCGTCGAATCCGAGTTCGTGAATGTATTTCAGCGCCCGCAAGCGCATATTTCCGGCAAGGGCGATATTCCGGTCGTCCACGACGACGGGGCGGTAATACAAGCCTTTCGGCAGCAGTAGCAGGGATTTGACCAGTTCGGCGAAATCGTCTTCGGTGATTTGTCGCGGGTTGTGCTCGCTGGTATTGAGCGCGCCGACCTGCATTTCGATAGTTTGCGGAATTTTCATAGGCCCGGTATGCGTTTACTCTGTATTGGTTACCAGCACAAAGATATGTAAAAAGCGTGTAAATAATACACGCTTCGATTAAGATTTTATCAACGGTCAGCCTTTCGAAATCCGGTCGCTGCATTTATCAATGAAGCACACGGATTCCTGATGCAGTTCGCACCAACCCTGCCCCTCGTCGTCTTCGTCAGCGAAAAGGGCGCAACTGCCGCAACCGATGGCGCGCATCTTGTCGCAATCCTCTTTGCAGGCGGCGGCACATTCCGGGCACAGAATCACGTCGTCGCGGGTAACTACAAATCCGTCGCAATCGGGGCAGCCCGTATTCTCGCAGTTTTCGCACTGCACAATTTCTTCCCCACATTTGGGGCAAGTCGCGGTCGTTTGTTTTTTGTCCATCTTTATTTTGGTTTTGAGTTATTAAGGGCGGCATTCATTTGCCGCAACATTTCTTGTATTTCAAACCACTACCGCATGGGCACGGTTCGTTGCGGCCAATCTTCTCTCCGCTTCGAACGTATGTCCTGCCACCTCCGTTGGCGCATCGTTCGCAGATGGGACGACAATAACCGTCGTATTTGTAAATCCTCGGTCGGCCGCAGATGGCACACCGTTCCTGTACGGTAGTTTCCGGGGCAATAGCTTTGTTATTCATTGTAATAAGAATTCAAGTTCGGCGATTTGCGTGTGTTTGAACTGCGCGCCTGCGCGTGTCAGATACTCTTTTTTCTGCTCTTTCAATTTGTAGCGGTCGGCAGATGCGGTGATTCGATCTACCTGCCCGCGCAGTTGGTCGAGCATCATTCGCACACCCTCTTCCGGGGTTGCCTCGACAAAGCGGATAAGGCGGCGCAAGTGGGCGATCTCGTTGTTGTGGTCGCCGATCATGCGGCGGATCTTCTTGCTGCGTTTTGCATCGGCCTCTGTTACCCCCCCCGAACCGACCATATTTTTTCGTCTTCGCTTCGGAGCGCTTCGATAGTCGCGATTTCGTCGCGGATAAGCCTGTTAAGGTCTTCAGCTGTTTTCATGGCTACCGTAATTTTTCGATTATTGATGTAAGGTTCTGCATATAGTCTGTATTGGGATTTTCGCCGTGAGTGCCGACCAGTCGGACGTACAGCCATTCGAGGAATTCGGCGTCGTTTGAGGGCGATTCGTTGGTTGTGCGGTTTCGCTCGTCCACTCCGTAGATGTATCCGATGATCTTTTTCGCTGCATTTACCGTTTCGCGCATAGACCAATATGGGGTCAGTTTGTGCGGTTCAAATATCCCGACGAGGGATTCGAGCACGGCGAGCAGGTCGGGCGCGGCTGCCAATAGTCGGGCGTTGGCCTCGATGCGTTGTTCCGGCATCGGGCGCGGGTTATTGCGCAGTACCTCTGCGACGGGAGCGCAGCCGACAGCGTCGCCGGAAATCGAAACGATGGTATATTCTACGACGCCGTTTTTGTGTTCGTGTCCGTCAACCCGCCACGGGCCGGGCGTCCCTCTGAATTTCGGGTTGTGTGTTGTCATTGTTTCTCGGTTTTTGTTGGTTGATGATTGATTTTGTGTCGTCTGATTTTCCCAAATGCTCGCTCGATCTCTTCGACGGACGGCGGAACTATCGGGCGGGCACAGGTGATTTCGTCCCGTGGTTCGTTATTCGCCGGGCGTGCCATGTACCAGCGTATTTCCGACTGGAATTCCTCTAACGTTCGGCAGACGACGTGTCTGCTTCCGTTCGTGATTGCGAGCGAACGCCATTCGATTTGTGCGTCCGATAGGGCGGAATGTCGGTCGGTAGTTTTCATTTCGATACATAGGGCGTTGAAGCCCCCGCGTCCGAGCAACAGGATAAGGTCGGTAACGCCTGCGGTTACGCCCTCCGCTTTCATTATCGCGGCTTCCGTGCGGCTCCGTGCGCCGCCGTTCGGAACGGCGAACAGGAGTTTGCCGACGGCGGGGTATTGGAGCCGGAACCAACCGACGCACATTCGTTGCATGTGCGATTCAACGTGTCGTGTCATAATCAAAATAGGGTTAGTTGTTTGAACGCCGTTGCACGGCGCTGATCGTCGATTTGCTTGATGATGTTCCGAATGTATCGGGCCAGCGTGCTGTCTTTGATGAATCCGTCTTCGTCGTCCTCGTTGTCGAGATTCGACTGGGAGCGACCGGAACAGTTCGCCAGTTCACGTTCGGCTGATTTGCGGGCATCGAGCAGGGCGGCAAGAATCGCGGCGGCCTCCGTTGGGTATCCCTTTTGCACATCATCAACGAATCCGGCCCCGACGTGATGGCCCGAATTGTGCAAGTTGACGTCCAGCCCGTAATCCCAGCGTCCTGTCGGCGACTGCGCCGTTTTAACCTCCACGATACAATGGTGGTTGAATAATCGGACAGGTCTGTTAGGCGTTAGACATACGTCGTGAATGTTGAAATCGAAACCGTTGTACGATAACGCCACGAATTTACCGCTATCCTGTCCGGCTTTTTCGTGGTTATCAAGCCACGCGCACCACTCTTTGAACGTAAACTGTTGCCCGGTGCATCGGCAGGTATGATGAATGTCTTTCATTTCCGGTAGGGTTTTAACGATTTGAGTTCCGTCGGGAACCAGTAGCAGTCGTAGTCGAGGTAGACGCACCGGCCCGAAAGCTCCGGTTTGCAGAATCCCATTATTATGTGCGGTTCGAACCGCACGCCGTATTCATTCGTGAACGACACCTGCTGCCCGACCCGGAAATCCGTTTCGATACCCGCGTCGGCCGGGTTGTCGTAGATAGGCGGCAACCCTTTTTCGTCGCGCCATTTTCGCCATTCGGCGAAATCTTTACTGTAATCTCTCATCGTTCAGGCGGTTTCCAAGTTTGATGATAAATGTTTCGTGATCGGGTGCACCCCATTCCGGGCGACCTCGGCCAAAATCAACGCCTTTGCACTCCCATAGCATCCGGCGGCGGGTGTAGCCGTAGGAAAAACAAACTGCGTCGTAGTCTTTGAAGAATATAAATACCGGGCTTTCGGTCTCCTCGTCCCCCTCGTCGTATATTACCGTGTCGATAAGCCGCGTTTTCCAGTAACGGGTATTTTCGCGGTACTCTTCGCGCTTATCGCCCCGCTCGATCATTTCGTACCACTCCTTTTTGAGTGGCAAATACAGAATTTTCATCGTCTTGAATCTTTTGCGGGTTCGCCGTTTCGTTCGATCTCGCCGAGCGCTTCGTCGAGGTGGTAGGCCAGCTCTGCGGCCTGTGCAGCCACGCGCCGCGCCCAGTCTGAACGAAGCCTGCCGCCTCCGACGGGTGGGGTTGTTATGATGGCGTGCGCAAGGCTTGCCATTGCGACGGTGGCATACAGTTCGCGTTTCGTGATTCCTGCTGCCGAGAATGTTTCGGGCGAAACTCCCTCGGCCTCGACTGTGATCGTCTGCGGAATAGCCGCCTTACCGAGCATTTCAGCGATTCTGTCGTAGAAATTTGCCGGGGACTTGCCCCGCTTGTCGTTTTTGTTTTTCATCGTGCGTTGTGGTTTTAGATTCGCGGGGTTTGGTAGTGTAGCGTCCAGCCCGCGAAATGTTTGTCGAAAAAGTTATCCCGAAAGAACCGGACATTGGCTTCGACGGCTTCGGCCATCTGCCGCGTGCAGCGGAATGTCAGCCGCTTGCGTTCGGTGTCGATAAATATCAATTCCAGATCGTGAATGAATATCGGCGCAAGCGCCGGATTCATTTGCTTTGCGAGGCCGTAGAAACGTCGGTATTTCGCAAGGAAATCGGCATTGAAGCGTGGCGCGGCGTTTTTATCTTCCTGCGTCCATGTACGCGCAAGCGCCGGGCGGTCGGTAGCGGCTTGTCCGTTTTTACGAATCCAGCCCGACGCCTCGTAATTAGCGCAGAATCGTTCGACCTCGTAATCGGGATTTTGGAAATTCTTGAAAAAAAAGATTTCAAAAAATGTCTCTCTCTCTGCCTCTGCCGCGCGTGCGCGCGAAGAGAGAGATTCTTTTAATTCTTTATATTCTTCTTTATATATTCTTATACTGTTGTCGCTTGAAAACAGTTGCGTTTGTCGCTCGTTTGTCGATTGATTGTCGTTCTGTTTGTCGTTTTGTTTGGTGTCGTCGCTATAATCATCTGTATTACTGTTAATTATATGTGTTTTCGGTTTGTCGTTTGGTTTGTCGATTTTGGCGACTTTCTTTCCCGCTACCCTCCGCAAACCCTCGTAACTGTTTGTCGGTCGTTTGTCGTTTTCATTTTCTAATGGCTGGTAAGTGTCGAATTTACAAACTGTTATAATGCTTTTGTAGTTTGTCGCACGGACGGATATTTCGCCGGACGCCTGCAAACGAGCTAAACGGGTTCTAATCTGTCGTGTCGTCTGTCCTGTTTCTGCGCACAAACTATCGACGGAGGTAACGAAAGCTCCGCGTTCAATCTCCACTCCTCGCCATCTCGTAGGCAGGTAATTCGCCTTGAGCAGACAAACGACCCACAGTTGCAGCGTGAGCGGGTCGTCGAACCACTCCCATCCGAGCGTGCTGCGATACAACCGCACCCAACCAGTATTTGTTTCGTTTGCCATTGATGCTGATTTGGCCCGTTAAATTTCGCTTTTATTCAGTTCGACGATTAAACCCTTGTCCGCGACGAAAACACGCGCAAAACGGGCTGTTTTGCGCATTTGCGCGGCAAAAGCATCGGCAAGACTGTTTGCGTTCGAAAGGTGCAACAGAACGACTGTCGAAAGTTCCGCCGTTTCGTTCGCCTTGACCATATCGCACGCTGCGTCGATTGATAGATGCGACGTTCGCACGCGCGCTGCCTGTGCCGGGTTCATTGCCCCGCGGGCGATATTATCGTCCAGCTCCTCTTGTGAATAGTTCGCCTCGATCAGAATATGATTCAGCCGCAGGGATTTGAAATTGTACCGGATAAAATGCGTGTCGGTAGCAAATAGCACTTTTCCGCATTCCTCGTGTTCGATGATATATCCGAACGGCTCTGCCGCGTCGTGCTTCACGTCGAACGCCCGGACGACGAAATCGCCGACCGTGACGGACTGCATCGGCCGCAAAGCGTGCGCCCGGTACGCTTTGTCGATATGGCACGCCGCGAGCGTTCCCCGCGAAGCGTAGACGTCGATTGCCCGGTCGGCGTATTTACCGATGTGGGCCGCGTGGTCGCCGTGCTCGTGCGTTACTACTGCACCGACGAACTTTCGGGCGTCGATACCGGTTCGGGCGAACATCGTTTCGGGCGATGCGCCGCACTCGATAACGAGCGCAGACGCTTCGCTCTCCAAAACGTAGCAGTTGCCAGCCGACGACGAGGATATAACGTGCAGCTTCATCGGGTTACACGTTGAACGGGTCGTCTTCAATGGCAGCGGGGGCTGCCTCTTCGGTTACCTCCTCGCGTGGAACGGGCGTCGGCGTAGGGATCGGCGGCATCGTTTCGGCGGGTACGGCCGATTGTGCTGTGATTGCGGCCGGAGCAACCTCCTCGAATTTTGCTTCTTCGATATTTGCCCCGGCGGGCGCGGCCGCCGTTTCGTTCGTTACGCGGCGTTCTTTCTCGTCTTCGCTCAACAGCCATGCGTCAGACGACGAGTTGATGATGTGCTTCATGGCGGAACGCTCGACTGTTCGCCCGGCCATTTCGCTGGTGAAATTTCGGTGCGCAGGCGAGTTGCCCCGCGTCGCGCCTTGCATCCACGCCTGCCGGATTTCGGTCATCGTCTTGATCGTCGTCGAGTGCGAGCCGTCGGCCATAGTCGTTACGGCGTAGGCGGCGACGATCTTGTCTTTGTCGATTCTCGACAGGCTCGGAACGTGTTTCGTTATCTTGATTTCGCCGTCCTCCGTATACATGTATTCGAATTCGTCACCCTCGTAGACGACGACCGAACGGACTTTCTTCATGCCTTGTGCGCGGGCCAGTTTCTCATCGCCGAAATACGACCGCCAGAACGTCAGTTCGAGCTGCCCCGACGCCTTGTTTTTGATCGGGATAAAATACCCTTGCTTCTTCTGAATATCCATGCCTTGCAGCACCATGTCGAGCAGCGAATTTGCCACCGACGCTTTGGTTACGACCTCCAAAACCGGGTGTTGTACTTTGTTGGAATCCTCCCAAAGCATTTCGGAGATACGAAGCCATGCAAGGTTCATTTGGTTAGTTACGGCGTAGTCTTTCGGGACGACCAGTCCGCCGTTTGCTTGCAGCTCCTCGATGCGTCGCAGGACGCTGTTCGCAAGTTCATCTTTCATTGCGGCAATCGCTTTCGATTGCGTCGTTGGGGCGGTCTGCGCTCCGTTCTGATTGTTATTCTGTGCCATAGTTATTTGAAATAAAAGATTTGACGATACGTGTTGTAGTTGCGGTCTTCGATAGGGGCGTCCTGCGGGTGGCGGCACGCCTCGGAAAGCCAGCGTTTATAGCATTGCGGGCAGTATATCTTATTCAGTACGGCGATGTAATAGCCACCGTCGGGGGTCGCCATATCCGCCGTGCAGTAGTCGCATTTCGCGGGGCTTCCGATGGCCCACATGTCGAGCGTTTCGACGTGGATAACCTTGAATCCTTTTTCGTTGCTGACGATCTGCGCCATGTCGTTACGCTGTTTTAAGTTCGAGCGCAGCACCCTCGACCACTTGCAGGCGAATGACCTGCGAATCAAGCGCAAAATCGGTCTGCGATATGCTTTCGGCATTGTCGATGAAGACGGGCGCGGTTGCGCCGTAGTAGCGGCAGAACGTGCGGATGATGTCAAGCCCGGCGAGTACCTGCCCGGCGCTGTTCAACGAGGTGAACGGCACGCCGTTGATGGTGGCGACGCATGTTTCGACGTCCGCGCCCTCGATGGTCTGTTCGTACATTCGCCAGCGCACGAGGTTGAACCGCGAATTTATCGCTGCTTCGACGGCTTCGATGTTCGCTTTCGTGTAGGCCGCCGCCGCGAATTCGAGGCGTTCGAGTTCGGCGATACGTTCGGCGATCTTCTTTTCCGATTCTTTGGCCTCGTCTATAAGGCGCTGTACCTCTGCGGCGCGCTCCTTATTGGCAAGGCGACGGCGCAGGTCGGCGGTTGCGGTTGCGAGGTTCTGACGCACAGTGTCGATCTGTGCGGATATAGCCCGGCGGCGTGCCGTGAGCGTAGCGGCCGTGATTTTCGTGGTTGCCGAGGCTTCGAGGGCGGTTTGCGCGCGGGTAAGCTCGTCGGAGAGCTTCCGGTATTCGGGAGATAATTTCGCCTGTTCTTCCTCCGTTTCGAGGTCGATTGCGGGAACGTCTTTCGCGGTTGTGATAGCCAGCGTCACAGCGTGATGTTCCGCGCGCAGTTGCGATAGGCGTTGATCGAGCATTGCGATTTCCTGTTCGGTGGTCGAACCCAGCTTTGTTAACTTGCTGTAAGTGTCCTTTTCGAGATTGGCGTCGGCGATCAACTTGTCGAGTATTTCGCGCTGGTGCTTCTCGAAGCTCTCGCGGGCCGCGCGGCGAGCCTCTTCGATGGTTGCGGCGGGTAACGGCTGGCCGCAAGCGTAGCAGGTGGTCGCGTCGACGTATTCAAATGCCGCCTTTTTCTCGACCTCGTATTTCGCACGCATGCTATCAAGTGCCGATTTGATATTCGCCTGCTTCTTTACGCAGGCTTCGAGGGTGTCCCGTTTCGAGTTTGCCGTCGTTTCGGTTTTCTCGATTTCGCGCAGAATTGAATCCGCTTTCTCCTGTGCGTCCATGATGGCCGCGTCGCGGTCGGAGTTATACCGACGGGCGGCAGTCAGTCGTGCGTCGATACATTCGGACAACGACTTTTTGATGTCGAGCACCTTTTTCAGTCTTCGGTCATGGGCGGCCTGCGTTTCCTCGTCTATTTTCGATGCGTCGGCGATCTGCGTGTCGAGTGCGTCGATTTGCCGCTGGTACGCTGCGATCTCGTTTGCGGCCACGGATTCGCGCTGCGTGATCTCCTGTTCCAGCGCGGCGTAGTCTTCCGCCGGGGGCATCGTGTTTTGATATGCTTCGATCTTTGGGCCGAATGTTTCGAGTTCCTTTTTGTTCTTGCGCTTCTCGGTCGCAAGCCGCGCTTTGAAATCTGCGAGGGGTTCGCCGTTCATTTCGGCGAGCAGGTCGGCAAACTGCGCCTGTATCGCCGTGCGGTCGATGTTATCCCCGACGAGGGCTAAAAGGGCAGCGCGACGGCCTTTCCAATCGACGCGAGTATTGAAATACATCGGGTCGGTCAGCATCCGGAATACATTGTCGTTGATCCATTCCGAAATGATTTTGTCGTATGCCGTTTTAGTTCCGACCTCCACGCCATTGACGGCAAACGCACTTTCGTGTCCGACGAATCGCAGGTCGGACGACCCGCGCGGCTTGCTCCAAATCTCGCGGTACGTGCGGCGCAGCGTCTGTGCGGAGCCGTCCACGTCCAATGCCACCTCGACGAAATGCTCGGCGCGGTGCATAGGTTCGCCCGTGGCGTCTATTGTCTTGATGTCGATGTCGGTGCTGTTGTGCGAATCCTTGCCGAACAATACCCATGTCAGGGCGTCGAAAATGGTTGTCTTTCCCGTACCGTTGTCGCCTATGATCGTGGCGTTACGGCCGTCGAAATCGAACGATACGTCGCGCAGTCCTTTGAAATTGCGCAGGGTAATTGATTTGATCTTGATGTTCATAGCATCGTGCGTTTTGTGATGATTGGTTATTATGCGGTTTTCCTTTGTTCTCTGATTATGGCTGCGGAAAGTGTTACGAACGCGGCGAATGTTACGGCAACGGCGACCCATGAAATCGGGTCTGCATCCATTGCTCCGCCGAGCGCGACCAGCGACAGCCACCACGGGATAGCTAAAATTTTGGTTTTCATGTCTACTTGTAGTAAAAGGTTATTTTCAAGCCGCGCCGCAGTTTGCATTCTACTTTATCCGCCTTGCTTCGAAATGCCCGGTCAAGCAGGTCGTTTGCGAGTTCGCTCCCCACCAACCCGACGAATCCCGTAAAGCCTTTGAGTTCATGGATGCCGAGGCCCGAAACCTTGATGCGGAAATTCCGGTTTACCTCCCTTGATGTGTATTTGAGTGCTTGCATGTTATTTTTATCGAATTTCCTGTTTTATCGACTTTCGGGCTGTCGTCGTGTATTCGTTCGCTTGGAGTGGTAAAGGCTGCAAAACAGCTTATTTTGCCTGCTCTTGTTGTCCGTATTTACCGACGATTTCTGCGCGTTGCAGGCGTTCGGCTTCGAGTAGGGCGACGAATTCCGTGCGGCTGTATTTGATCGGTGAATTCGGGGCCGTTCCGAATCGCTTGCCCTCGATCTTCCCATGCGGGGCGATATGCTTATCGACCCAGCCCCGACCGAATTCCCGATACAGCGCGCGTTTCGTTACGAGGTCGGCGGCTGGCTGCTGGCGCTTGATGATTGCGCAAGCAACGACATCGGCGACGTGGACGAGGCAATGCTGTAATTCGTATAATTCGGGGAGCGACATATTACGAAAGGCGTTTAATTACGATGGTGGATGCGGAAGCGGTGCGGGCTTCGAATTTCGCCTTGCCGTTCTTGTTGAAACGGCTGACGGCGTTCATATACGATGCGTAGTCGCGCCCCGTCAGCGTGAATTCGTGTTCTTCTCCGACGGGAATAGCGAGCATCGTCGCCACGTAGTCGGTGCGTTTGATGATCGTGCCTTTTTTCATTTCTGTTTGGTCTTTGGGGTTAACCCCGCGCCCCGTAAAGGGCGCGGGAATGATTGAACTGTGAAACTATTTCTTGAAAGCGGAAACCGGACGCACGGCGCGCGTGCCATACTTGTTGCCGTAGTCCACGCTGCCCGTGCTGCCGTAGTAGATGAACGCGCTGTGGGAACTGTACTCCGGGTCGGGGTCGGCTTCGCTCGTCCAGCCGATAGTCGTTGCGGGTTCGCCGCCGATCTTCTTGAACGCTTCGTCGAGGCCACGGAACCGGGCGTCGTACATTTCAATTGCTTCATGCCGGGTCGGGCAGCGGAAGCCCTTGCGGTATTCGGCGGCAGCTTTCTGTGCGCCCTCGAAATTGAATCCGCCCGGTAGGTCTTCTTTGGCGATTTCGAGCATTCCGAAATCGGTTACAAGTACAACGGTCTGCGCTGTGGTCGGATCTTCGCGCTTCACCCATTCGTCGACGGGGATAAGGTTGCGCTGTTCCTCGGGGATGTAAATCCCATTTTCGATGTTGTTTTTCATAGTGCGTTGTGCGTTAGTTGTTTAATAATATGTAAAATAGCTATGCCGAAAGGCCGTTGGATAACCGACAGAATGGTCGAAAAATCGTCGACGTCTGCCGATGTGAAATTCAATACCTGTTCGCCGCGGTCAGTAAGTCGGAATTCCGTTCCTTTGTTCGATGATTTACTCGTTATCAGCCCCGCGGCGCATAGGTGGCCGATAAGAGTGCGCATTTTGCCATGGCTTATTCCGATAAGTTCGGCAAGTCCGAGCACGCTGCCCGTCGCGTTATTGAGATTGGCTGCCGTTTTCATAAGATTCGGATGTCGTATTTCCTTTCAATGTCACGTATGGCCATGTTTTGCCAATCTTCGTCCGATACTTGATGTTCTTTGTCGAGGACAACAAATAAACTCCTCCTGTCTCCTGTGGAGTGATTCGATATGCAGGCTGTGCCCAAATCCTGCAACGATTGACGGATGTCGTTCCGGTAGTAATCCCGGAGGCGGGCGACGTGGTTCATGGCCTCGCTGACGAGTTGGTCGATATTATCCCCGACGAGGATATTTGCATGCCCTGCGGCCCGGTTAAAAAATTTCGTGTTCATCGTGCGTTGTGCTTTATGCGTTAATAATGTATTGCATTAAGTTTATTTTGTTATATTTGTGTGTTCTCTGTGGGTTATCGTTGTGAACCACGATGCAAATATAAACAATGTTCTAATTAAATGAAAATAAATTAGAGCAAATTTTATATTTATTTGCGATTTGATTCATAACTATTTGATTGTATGTCTGTTAAGGATAGAATAAAGGCGTTTATATCAAGCGTTGGGATGACCAATCAGCGCTTTGAGGCAGAATGCGGCCTTTCAAATGGCTATATATCCAATATGAGAAAGGGCGTAGGAGGAGATGCGTTAGAACGTATTTCGAATAGATTCCCGGAGTTAAGTCGGGCTTGGCTCCTCTCGGGCGAGGGTGAAATGCTGAAAAATTCCGCCGCGGGAGCAGAAATGGATAGTCCTGATGAATTTTCGGCGCCGCTGCTTCCGATCGCGGCCCAGGGGGGCACGTTGAACGATTTCGTGACGTCGGTAAAGGTTGCCGAATGCGAGCGGATCGTGTCACCGATTCGCAACGTCGATTTCGCGATGACGGTTACGGGCGACAGCATGGCGCCCGACTACCCGAACGGCGCGCAGATACTTATCAAGAAGGTTGACGAGCGGGCCTTTATCGAGTGGGGGCGGGTTTATGTCCTCGATACCTGTAACGGTAGTGTCATCAAGGAGCTACGAAAGGGCGAGGATAGCGAATCCGTGATGTGTTACTCGTTGAACCCCGACCCGAAATATCAGCCGTTCGCCGTGCGGTTCGCCGACATCTACGGGATGTACCGGGTATTGATGTGTATGTCATTGAGATAACCAATCTTAATCTATATGAAAAAGGGCGTTCTAACTATCTTTGCCGTCATATTTGTATGGGCAGGATTCGCGCAGACCGGCATATTTGTAGACAAGACCAATGAGGACGGATCGCGGTTCATTGCTTCCGAATCCGTAAACTGCCGGAGCGGATTTTCGGATCGCCATCCGATGTTTTTTGCCGTAACTCGGTTTTCGTTCGGCGACCGTGTCGCGTGGGCGTTGAGCGTGTAACCTGTCCGGTCGTTAAATTCTTGGCGTGTCATAATGTTTTGCATTAAGTTTATTTTGTTATATTTGTGTGTTCTCTGTGGGTTATCGTTGTGAACCACGATGCAAATATAACGATTACATTCGTTAGTATGTAAACAATTTAACGAAAATAATCTGTAAAACATTTAAATAGTTGGTTTATAGCGACAAAAAGCACGTCGGAAGACGTGCTATGTTAAAAATTAGTAATATGGAGTATGATGCAAAGACTGTTGACGCATTAAAAGAGTTAATGCGTATAATGCAGGAGCATTGCGTTGTATCGGAGGCCGACATGTTGAGAATTGCGCGCAATGATCGGGCGTATGCGTTACAACTGATAGCAGAGTGCCGAAAAATGGGTGTGGCTGCACCACGCAGTAAAATCTCAGACGAATTGGAATTATATCCGTCGGATAACATAAATACTTTATTGGCGCAAGATGTATTCGGGAGTGAATATAAACGTCAGCAAGAGAACAGAGCGCGGCAAGAACTTGACGATGAGATAAAGCACCGTCAAAACAAAGAATTGAAACGCAATAGTGTTATATCGTGGATCGCGTTGTGTATTTCGATTTTATCGCTTATCGTTACCTTTTGGGTGGCGTGGCACGATTGATAGACCATCGTCACCGAAAACAAGGTCATTTTCGCGCATTATACGGTTTATCTGCTCGATGCGTAGCTGCCCCTCGAAACTGTATCTTGCATGGGACATCTCTCGGAATCTGCAATAATAATATACGGCAAGCGATATACATATAACGGAAACAATAGAGAAAAATAGGGCAATATAGGCAGCCATAACAAAAAGAATTAAATGTTTTTTGCAAATATAACGAATATAATCGTTAAATAATATGAAGACAACAAAAGATAGGATTTTGATCTTTCTTGAATATTTAGGGATGGGTCAAAACGCATTTGAAAAAAAATGTGGAATTTCCAATGGTTATATTAGCAATTCGCGTGGCTCTTTCGGGTCAAGGATTATTTCTAAAATTTCAACAGCGTATCCCGATCTTAATGCCGAATGGCTAATGACAGGCGAAGGCACGATGCTTAAATCTGAATCTATCTCGGAAAAAGACGCCGATTTTCGCCTTGTGCCAATGTACAATCTCGACGCCCGCGGCGGATTTGGGGGCAATGAAGAAGTGGATGTTGCGGAATATATTGTCGATTATATTCCGTTCAAAGATGCGAAACAGGGCGATATTTGCGTCCCTATCATCGGGAACTCGATGGCTCCGACCTATTGTGCTGGGGCAATCGTCCTTTTGCACAGAGTGGAACAATGGGCTGACTTTCTCGAATTGGGGCAGGTCTATATGATCGTCTTAAAAGACGGGCGGCGTTTGATCAAAGAATTGCGAGCCAGTCAGGAGGATCGCAAATCAAAGTATTTGTGCGTGTCGCATAATCCGACATTTGATCCTGTGGAACTCCCGAAAGATATGATAAGTCGGGTATTTCTTGTTCGGGCCGTGTATGCTAAAACGGCGATGTAATTGTGAGTAAAGGGATGCGAGGCTTTATAAAAGAAGATAGCGACCAACAATTATTCGGATGGGAAAAAATTGGAGACTCTTATGAATTTCGAGTTTTATGTGATTCGATGTATGGACGCATATACTATATTGATAGATTCTATATATCAGATTGCTTTTTCTTTGGAGATAATAAGCCTATATATAGAGATAATATAAAGAAATACGGTCATAATAAATTCCCTGTACAATTAGGTGGATATTGTTGTGATTTGCATCTAAAATCGAATACGGAAGATGCAGAGGGGTTTGGTCGTTATTGTGATGTGAGCGTTTCATCTCCTGCAAAGGGAGTGATATATGCTCCTATTGATATTAAGTTTGTTATATCTGGAGGGTGGGTTTCGCTTAATAAAGGAGATGTTTTACTCCGATTAGATGCGACCATTGGGGCGTATGATTCGTTTATATTAGGGAAGGAAAAAGAGGAAATAGCCGCAAAAATAAAGGAGAAATACCGCCGTCGTGAACTTGAAAAACTGGTGCGTCAAGAGTTGATAGATAGTGGTGAATTATTTGGCGATAAGCCGAAACGCCCGCCAATCCCACGGGAGATCGTTGATGCTGTATATAGGCGTGACGGGGGACGGTGCGTGTATTGTGGTGCGACTGAAAATCTACAACTTGATCATATTATCCCGTTTTCGAAAGGTGGTGCAACTTCGTTAGAAAATTTGCAGTTGCTATGTCAGAAATGCAACTTGGAGAAATCAAATAAAATAGGCTAACATGGGAAAATTATTGAGTTTGGCAGCTTTAGTTATGGTTGTTATGGCTTCCTGTTCAAAGTCGGTTGGTATTGTCGTGAAAGATCATACGGGGCTGCCCTACATAGGTGCCCAGGTTACTATTTTGACTGATAATATTCCCGAGATCGAAAGGGATGTTGTAATTGACAGACAAAAGCGAGACCAACAAGATTTCGAGGAACGCTTGGTGGTCGTTGGTGCATCTATTGAAGAGGCCAAAAAGAAAACTAAAGAGCAGTACGATGCCTACCATGAAGAGTGCCCGGATTTATCCCCTTATGGATATGTAACTGATGAAATGTGGTCGGAATCCGCCAAGTCGTTCAATGATAAGTGGATGGATATTAACATGTCGGAAGTAATTTCCGGAGAGACTGACGGCATGGGTACTTGGAATGTGAAATTGAAAGAGGGCAACTACTATGTATATATTCAAGGTTCATCGAGGGAACAGAGGTTTTACGGCCCGCTTTCAGTCAATGATAGCAGAATCAAAGTTTTTACATTGGAATAAGGATGCAAACAGTTGCGGATAGATTTTTCGAGGCGTTCGATGCCTTGCTTGCGATGAGCGAAACGAAGATACAGACGTTTTGCCGCGAGGGGGGCATCGACAAGCGCAATTTTTATAAAAAGCGCGACAATATGGATAGTCGCCGGGAGATTCCGACGGCGTGGCTGACGTTTATCGTCGAGCATCACGGCGTTTCGCCTCGCTGGTTGCTGACAGGCCGGGGGCAGATGTTTACAAAATAGCCCGAAAATATGTAAAAAATTATGTACGCAAGGGTTAATTTTTCCCGTGAAAATATGTACAGAAAACGCCCCGACCGTTTGGCCGGGGCGTCGCGTTTCCATGTGTTAACTGTCAATTAAAGCACTATGCGGAAACGTTTATCGAAGATAGGCGATTCGCAATGTCCCGCAAGGCATTGTTAAGTGTGGTAATTTCCTCCGGTGTGAATTTCGCTGGCTTGCCGTTTACCAACGTCCCGTTGATTCGCTGGTAAAGCCATTGGCGCGTCTTGTTGAAATAGGTCTTGGCAACATACGCCAGCGACACCGCGGGCAAAATGTCTTTCAGCTGTTCGCGCAGGAGAATCTCGGCAACTTCGGCATTCGTCGCTTTTATACTTTCAAGTGCGGCGGCGGCTAAACCAGGAGCATCCGCGTCACAAAGTTTGCGCATCTCTTTCCGGACATCCTCGCGTTCGGCATCCGTGGTGGCTTTCATAAAACGAGCCTGCAGTTTTTCGAGTTGTGCATTCATACTTATTCGGTTTTTGGGTAGCCCCCGAAGGGGCTACTCTGTTTTACATCCGTTTTAATAACTCTACCAGTTTGTCGATCTCTTCTTCGAAGAACAGGAGCGTTTGTTCAACTCGGTCCCGGTCTTTCAACTCATTGTAGAGTTCGAGATAAAAAAGCAACCGCTTTTCGTACTCTCGGCGTTCTTTGGTTTTGGGTTTCATAGTGCTTTTCTTTAATTGACACTGCAAATATGATAACCTTTTGGTAATTATGCAAACTTTTTGCCAATTATTTCCGGTTTTCCTCTCTTTTTTTTAGTTCCGACCAGTTGAGCAGGCCAAGTACTTTTGCATTTGCCTGCCAAATGACCGACCAATCGCGGTCGATATATCGGTCGGTTATTTTCATATCTGCGTCGACGTGGTTCAGCGCCTCGTGTACGGTGTATTTGTCGATTTTGAGCGCTGCTGAACGGGCTATCGTTGCCCAGCTATGGCGCGCGGCGTAGAACGTGATATGTTCCGGCAGGGGCCGATCTTCGCCCGCAGCGTCGTTCTGATGTTGGTCGACGTCTCGGGTCGCCCGCAACGCATCGTCAATTCGTTTCAGACCTTGATTCAGCGCTCCGTTAAATGTGTTGCCATCCCGGTAGTGTAGATGGAACCGGAATAGTCGTGCGCCTGTCGGGTCTTTGAATTTCTCGACCAACGGCGCGATCTGTGGTTCGATTCTGATGTGCATTTCCGCCTCGTCTTCTCGACGGCTCGCGGTCTTTTGTCGGTTGTAGACGATAACGTCGCCATCGAGGGGCTGCGCAGGGCAGGATAGCAGGTCGGCTGCGTTCATGCCTGCAAGGCCGAAAGACAGGAGGAAACAATCGCGGGCAAGATCGCGGCGCGTGAAATCGGAGATTGACCCAGCACGGCGCGGTTCGTCGCCGAGGTTGATTATTTGTTGGAGTATATCGGGGTTGACGGCTCGTTTTTTGACCTTTGGCGGTTGCTTGACCTTGTAGGTTTTGAACGGTGATTGCGGTATGCGGATGACGCCCAATTCCTCGTCGTTAAACTCCTGTTTTGCGAGATTATGGATGTGGCGAACGCAGGCAAGATAGGATGATACGGCGCGGCCGCCTTTCTTGGTCTTGTGCAGTTGGCGGATTGCACCCTTTCTACTGTGCGTCAGAACGGGTTCGGCCTCGATGAACCGTTCGAAGCCCGTAAGGAATCGGGCATTTATCCGGCTGATGTCAAGTGTTTCCGAGCCGATATACCGCACCAACGCATTTAAGGCGATCTGATACCCGATGCCCGTTCCGGGGCGCATCGTTTCAGCCTTTTTGCGTCCATAGGCGATAAAATCAAGTTCGAAAGCCATGTTGTTCTGCTCCGTCTGCTTGATGTGGTCGACTACCTGCCGGACGGTCATAACGTCGGCCGCAGCTCCGAGCCGTCCGACGATGGCGCGCCAGTTGTCGATGATTCGTTTCGCCTCGTCGATTATGCTTTGGTCTTTGAGTTTAAGCGCGCGCGTCATTTGGTGTGCGGCGACGTACATATTCGTTGACAGCTTCAATGTCTGCCGTCGATGGGTTACTCGTATCTTTACGTTGTAGGTTCCGTCCTGCCGTTTATTGTCGGCGTAGACAACAGGTTTGAATGTGGTCGGCATGGTGCAGGTTTTTGACAACTATATGACAACATTTGCGAGCAAATATACAAACGAAGCGTGCAAAAATGAACGAAGCGACGGAAAATTCCGTCGCTTCTTGTACCCTCGCCGGGAATCGAACCCGGATTTGCGGTTTAGGAAACCGCCGTTCTATCCGTTGAACTACAAAGGCTTACATCTGTTATATATAATCCGGCGAAAAAGTTGTATATAGTTCCGCCCGAATGTCGTGTTCCGCTCTGCCCCAATGTTTAGGAAACCCTCGTTCTATCCCTTGAACTATAGG